AGGTAGTCACCGCATAGCCCACGGTCTTGCCGGTGACGGTCGTGACGGAGCTGCCTGATTTGATGTTGGGAGCTGCCATGAATCAGTCCCAGACGGTGTAGGGGTCTTCGTCCCAGTATAGGAATGACGCGAAGTCATAAGTGCTTACGTCGGCAATCACAGAAGCTGCGCCACCTGCCAAGGTGATCGTAATGCTCTGCTGCAGGCCGTTGGTGGTCACAGCAGCTCCAGTTGCCAGCGTGATGATCACCGCCAGCTCAGTGCCACTGGCAAACGCACCATCAGGCGGCACGGTTTCAAGCGCCAGCTCGACGTTGTAACGTCCGCAGTAAACATCATCCACGGATGGCGGGTCCGTGTAGCGCCAGCGGTAACTGGTCAGCTCGTAGTCGCTGATGGTGGTGACGCCGCTCCAGATGCTGGACGGCAGCGTGAAGCTCTCAAAGCTGCCGAACTGGCCTTGATAGTGGCTGAGGATGCTGAGCATGTCAGCTTCAGCCAGGGCAATAAAGCTCAGCCGCACTGAGCTGCTGAGCATCACGTTGCTGTGGCGCACGCGATTCTGCAGGCCGTTGTAGGTGCTGAACGGCGTGTGCGGATACTCTCCTGGCGTGAAGGCGCGGGTTGCTGGCGTTAGGGAAGGGAAGGTAGCCATGACTTATGGGTAAACCTGCTGCATAGTCGTAGTGTCATAAATGGATACAACCCTAAGCAGCACGCCAGGGTAGGTTCCAACCTGGTTGGTGGCACACGCAAGACCGCCACCGGGCCAAATAGGGTCAAGTAATCCAACGCAACCACTGCCGACAGAACTGTTGTCCCAGTGGGGAACGCCAATGGATACGTATGAAATGGGACGCCAGGTGTAGTTACCGGGTGTTGCAAGATCATCGGAGTACAGTTCGCTGTAGTATCCGTAGTTTTTAGGCGTTGCATTGGCCACAGTTGTGCTGCCATAGGTGGAGCCGTTAAAGCACTTGACTACAGATGTATAAGTGCCTTGGCCTTCAATGCCGATAACAAGTATTCCAGCGCTTGCTCCGTTCAACCATGTGGGCATTTTTTGCCCTGGCTCTGCCACGTAGCTGATGGGATTGCCCGAAGTGTCGAACGTAACGGTGGCCAGCTTTACGCCATCTTTATACCAAGTAATTGACTCAGTTTGGTTTATGCCACACGGGCCGTAGGTGCCATTAAATGGATACAGTGCGCTACCCACGCCAACGGGCTGCCCCGCCGGGAATACTGAGTGAGGTAGATACTCGGCACTTGCTACATCCAACCCATCGTCAGTGTTGCCGGTGTCGCCAGTCGGCGCTGAATCGTTGAAGCCCAGTCCGCCGCCGCTCGGGGATAGCTCCAGTGGGTCATCACCATCAGCCGCTGTAAACGTCTCAGCGGGGATGGTGTTATCGCTGCTGGAGTTCACGTCGCAGCTCACGCCGGTGCGGCCACTTGGCAGGATGATGCCGGTGCCGACAGCAGCAGCCACATCCAATGCGATCAGGCTGCGGCCTTGGTCGTCGATCGGGAAGTGTGTGGCCTCATAGCTCACATCACCCGCCAGCGTCTTGGTGATCCGCTCTACCTGATAGAGATAATCATGCACTGAGTTGGCGTAGGTGGTGTTGTCACGCGCCAGCTGCACGCGGATGATGTCGCCAGCGCTGATCAGCGTATTGTGCTCCTGCGGCCGTGCTGCAAACCGGATGGTGTGCGTGGTGTAGAGCCGCTTGGCCAGGATGTAAGCGCCAACCTTAACGGCGTGATCCTCGCTGGTGCAGAACGTCGAGAGATCATGCGACTCATACGGCCCGGTCTCGGCGGTGCCGCTGTAACGCACCTCAGCGGTGCGGATGATGCCGATGTCGCTCTCCAGCTGCTGACGCCAGATCACCTGCGCCACGAACGGCTGCCGGTCCGCCAGTGACAGGTAGTTGATCTCCAACGTGCCGGGCAGCACCGTGCCTTCGGTGAAGGTGTACTCCGCCGTGATCGCCGTGGTCTTGATTGCACCGCCGGCAGTCACTGGCAGCAGTGGCCTCAGTCCGCGCTTGCCGCCTGCGCTGCTCTCAGCCAGTAGGAAGTAGGGCGCCAGCCTGGCGGCAAGGTCTGAGTAGTTGGTGCTTTCGCGGATCTCAAGGTTGCAGGTGAAACCGTTCACCTCAAGGAACGTGGCTGCTGCCAGCAGTGCGGTGTTGTCGATCATCGCCGCTGGCACCCTGCTGGTATTGACCAGCAGCCAGTTCACCAAGTCCGCGAAGTTGTCGCTGGGGCCGGTCACGCTGTCGTAGATCCGGGTGACGGCCATGCCACCGCGGATGAACAGATGCACCTGGCGGTTGTACTGATCGAAGCCATCCGGGATGGTGACGTTGAAGCTGAGCGTGCTGATGCCCGGGTAGCTGCCAACGGTGCCGCAGAAGAATGGTGCCTCGGGCAAATCCTTACCGGCACGCTGCACCAGGAAGTTGCCGGGTGCCCAGGTGCCAGCCCTGCGGTCGTAGGTCTGCGTATGAGCGCCAACGCGGCAGGCACGCTGGAAGACATCCTTCACCGGGATGCTGTCGAGCTGGCCCTCGCTCAGCACCAGCATGTAGTACGCGGTGACGTTGTTGCTGGCGTCATTCTCGAAGCGGGCCTCGGTGGCGCCGGGGCTGATCAGGATGCCGCCTTTGCTGTTGCGGAACCGGGCGAACACGATCGGCACCGGCTCGCCAATCTGCGCGAACCGCTGCGGGCGATCCAGCTCTGTGGTGCCCTGCGCGGCGGTTGCATCAGCTGGTGCATTGATCTGACCGGCCTGGATGGCCAGCAGTGCCAGTGGATCGCTGGAGGAAAGGAAGCTCACTGCCTGATGCCCTGCCCCATGATCGCCAATGTCAACCGGCGCGGCGGCACTTGTGCTCCAACGGGAGACAATGCCGAGCCGAGTTGTATGGTCAGGCTAGTCAATCCGCCATTGCCGCCAACCACTTGGCCGGTGTACGCAGCCACCAGCTCCTGCCCAGCTTGCGGGGTGTTGTTGTTGATGGTGGAATCAAACTGGTAGATGCTGAGATCCACCAGGCGGCCATCGCTGATGGCAGCCAAGAACGCATCCAACACCAGGCCGGTGGCTGCAGCGGTAACGGAGACTGACTGCTCAGTACCACTGCTGCCGGCGGTGATGCCATCAGCAATGAACGGCACGTAGTTCCAGCTGGCGCTCGACCATGTGACGCTGGTGTTGGCGTAGTAGCTCTGCCAGCGCTGGTAGGTGGTACCACCGGCGTCATAGATACGGAGGTATTGGCTTTGCGCTCTCATCAGGCAATACCTAGCGCGATGCGTGCAGACGGTGTACGCAGCCGGCCGATTACGCCTTCAGCGGTCAGCCGCATGGCGCGTTCCATGTCGGCCACTGTGACGTAGCGCTGGCCGTCAAACTCCATCACCGGGCCGGTGGTGATGTTGATTGTCGGCGATCCGCCGCCTGATGCCGCGCCAGCCAGCACTGCGCCACCACGGGCGCCTGCTAGGAAGTTGCTACTGGCCGCGGCCATCTTGGATTCAGGCACCACATATTCGCGCTCGCCGCCTTCGCCCACCATCGCCAGTGTTGGTCGATTGACAACGCCGCCTTCTGCAAAGGCCGGCACTGTGAGTTGTGGAATCAACGGGATGTCGGGCGCCGGCAGTCGGTTGAACGCACGGATCAGCACATTGATCAGTCCTGCCGCGGAATTCACGCGATCCGCCAGATACTGCAGCACGCTGCGAAAGACATTCTTGATCGTGCCAACTACTGCCTCAAATGCTTTGCCGATCGCGCTGCCGATCTTGCTGAAGATCGCCACTGCGCCATCGTAGAGACCCTTGAAGAATCCAAGGATTGGCTTCACGTAGTAATTCATGTAAGCCTGCGCGCCAGCCTTTAACAGCTCACCAATCTTGTTAAAGGCTCCGCCGATAAAGTTCACTACAGCATTGAACGCTGCACCGATCTGATCACGGAATGCGTAGATCGCAACGCCAGCCGCAACCAGCAGTGCAACGATACCAACTGGGCCAGTGATCAGCACGATGAATGCTGTGGCGATGCCAGCAATGATGCTGCCTGCACTGGCTAATGCGCCGCCTGCCGCGAACAGGCCAGCAATCGCGCTGCCGATCGAGACGATGGCCGAGATAGCTGGTGCCAATGCAACAAGCGCTGTGAGCAATCCGCCAATCACCAGCAGCGTGGCCTGCACCGGCCGCGGGAGCGCAGTGAATGCTTTGATAATGCCGACAATGCCTTGCGCAATGCTTGTAATAGCAGGCAGCAGTGCTGTGACTGCTTCGTTAAATGGTCCGCTCAGGCTGCGGCTAATGGCGGAAAGTGACTCGTTGAATTTGTCGGCAGCCTTTGCCGTGTCTGTGCTAATGGTGGCTTGGTATTTCTCCAGCTCTTCTCTACCCATGCTTAGCATCGGTATAAGTTCCATTCCACCTTTACCGAATAGTGATTGCGCTAGCGCGGCTTTGCGCGCCGGATCTTCGATCTCAGCAAATCTATCTGCAATCCTCAGCAGCAGCTCATTGCCAGGAACAATCTTGCCATTCGTGTCGGTAAATGCTATCCCCATTTCTTGAAGTGCGGCTTTGACTCCTTTAGTGCTGACATCCATTGCGGCTAGCGCTTTTCGTGCGCCTTCTTTAATGACGCGCTCTTGCTCTGCAAGACCCTTGTCAGTCGCAGTCTTCTGCGCTTCAAACCGTGCCTTGGTTGCTTCTTCCTCGATTCTTTTCCTTTCGTTCAATGCGTCTTCTTCTCTGCGTTGCGCATCTCGTAACTGGCGATCGCGTTCTGTCTGCTGACGATTAAAGCCATCGCGCAATAACTTGAGTTTGTCTTCTTCTTCTATTCTTAGTTGCGTTAATTTTTGCTCTTTGGCTTGATCGGATAATGTCTTGTCATTCTGAACTGAACTGCGCAATAAATCATAGCGTGCTTGTATTTCTCGTTCTATCTGTCGCAGCCTGCTGTCGGCTTCTTCTTTTTCTCTGTCTGCTTGATCGTTATAGCGATCGTCAATCAACGTTTGTTCGTCTCTAAATCGTCGGTTCAATTCGCGCAGCCGCCCATCTGTTTCATCCTGGAGCATATCTAACCTGTCTCGCGCAGCTTTACGAACCGCCTCAAGCTGGCGCTCTTCACTGCGCTTGACTGCATCCTCTGCAGATTGGGATGAATTTTTGACTGCATCTGCGTATGATTTGGATTCGGCCCCAGCGTCTGCTAATCCACGGTTAAGGCGGCCAAGTCCTTTCGCTATTGCTTCCACGCTGGTGCCGCTATCTTCCGCTGCACCACTGAACTTGCTTAAAGCCTCAACTGAAACGCCAGTTCGCAAACTCAAGTCATAAAGATTGTCTGCGGCGTCGATGGATTTGGATGCAAGCACGCCAAGCCCTGCGATCGCCCCTAGCGGCAGCAGCGCACCCATCAATCCGCCGATGCCCTTGGCGGCTTGACCCATGCGGCCGAGCCCGCCGCCCGTTGCTCCGGCTTGCTTGTTCAGATTGCCAAGGCTGCGGCTGAGGCCGTCGATCTCGCCTTGGCCTTGAACATCTGCCTTTACCTTCAGGATCGCGTCAAGCTTCACGGCTCACCAATCGCAGGACTTCAGCCTCGATGATCTGCAGATCGCTCAGCATTGCAGATTTATCCGCCACTGACCGCAGTCTAAACAGCCACGCCACTGCACCATAATCCAGTCCGATCAGGCCGCCAGGGCCGGTGCGCCATTGCGTCTGGCAGTCGAGGAACATCATCAGCGCAGGCCACGCATCTGGTTCAACCTCGAAGTGCTCAGGCTGGCCGGGCTCGAACCCAGCCACGCCAAGCACTGCGGCATCATCTGCGGTTTTGTCGATCACGCCGCCCTTGACCCAATGATGGGCGGCGTCCTTCAGTTTTTTGCTTTGTTGCCGGTGACGCTTTCGAAGTACGCCACGACAATGGCGCTTGCGACTGCCGGGATGTTCAGCAGCTCAGCCTTGCTGGCGGCAGTGAACGGCACGTCCTCGCCGTCCTCATCCTGCACATTGCTCCAACCGGCCAGCACCTCATCGGCCACCGATTGATCGGTCAGGTCGATCTCTTCATCACCGCGCTGCTTTGCCCTGAACAGGTCTTGGATCTCATTGATCCGCGTCTGCGCCAGTCGATTGAACCGCGCGTCAAAGGTCTGCTTCTCATAGCGCCCGCCATCAATCGGCAGGCGCAGTACCACCGGCCACTCGTAGGTGGCCGACTTCTTCAGGACAAATGCCATGCAGGATCAGGAGAAGGTAAGGACAACTTCATCGTTGCCGGCGCCGGTTGGGATTGCCACGTAGGGCAGGTTCAGCATTTGCACGCCGTCCTGATCAGCATAGGTCGGGTTGCTGATGTCCACCTTGGGCGCCACCAGCGAGACCCTGTTGCCAGCGGTTGTGCCATGTAGCAGCGTCAGCACGCCGGTGGTGTCGTTGTTGGCAATGGCGAAATAATCCTTCGTGGCGATCGGCACAGCTTCAATCATGCACTCGCCGGATGGCGCCCGGTTGGTGATCATGATCTCCTTGGTGCAGCCAACCAGTTCGCGGTAGACCAGCTCGTTAGCCATGTCAAGGCTGAGCGACTGCAGGCAGCCGGCATAGCTCAGGAAGCTGAACGTGCTGCTGTTGCCCGGCTTGAAAATCAACGGGTCAGCCTGTGCGGTATAGGTGCTGGCCGGCGCCGCCGTGTCAGTCGGCGCGTTGTAGATCCCGGTGAACTCGAAATCGATCGTCACGATTGCTCCCACCTCAGCGCTCAGCGAGAATGTGCCGCGGCAGCCGGTGGCCTTATGCAGCACGCCATCATTGTTGTAGTAGATGGTGACGCTATCGAAGCTGCTGCTGACTGGCTTGTAGCCCACATTGGCGGCGATGCTGTAGTTGCTGCTGGCGCCAGGCGTGAAGCTGGCGGTAGTGGCCTGCACCGTTGCCACCTTCGTGCTGCCCACGTAGTCAGTGATCACGCCGCTGCCGCCCGATCCGGTGCCGCTGGTGATGCTGATGATCATGCCAACGTAGGCATCATCCGTAGCGCTGGCGCCTGCCGCCAGGGTGATGCTGCCAGCAGAGCCTGCCGTAGCGGTGCCGGTGACTGCAGAGCTGGTTGTGGTCTCGGCCATGCCGCACGCCTTCAGCAGGGCGCCGAATCGCGGAGCTGTAGCAGCAGTGCCGGAGCCGGTCAGCTCAATCTGGAAGTTGATCAGCACGCGCTGATTGGCCAGCAGCTGGTCGTTGTTGCCCAGCCATGGCCGGATCAACTCGCGGCTGACGACATCCGACTCAAGCGGCGTGACATCAATCGAGCGGACCAGCAGCGCATCCGTCCCAGCCGGGCTGGAATCAGTCGCGTACGTTGCCTCGGTTTTTACGAGAAGGAGTTGCTTGCGTGTCAGCAGTGCCATCGGTAATAGGCTCGGTTTGGCTTGGAATTACCGGACGCCTTACGCCGGTTTCAGGATCCAAGACGTAGGAGCCGCCTTGGCCATGGTGCTCATCCAACATGCTAGCGATGATCAACCTGTCGCCAGATTAGCGACTGCCGTGCGATACCTGATCAGGTAATCGCACGCGATCACGCCAGCCGGTTGATCAGCCTCCACCATGTCGAACTGCACGCCGCGCGGCTCAACGCTCATGGCATAGCCGCCAACTGTCTGGTCGGCCATTACCTTGGCGTGCAAGCTTTCAATGGTTGCATCAGCCTGCTGGTCTGGGATCGCGCCGCGCACGATCACGGCGATCCGCACCGTCAGGCTCCAGTCGGTTTTGCAGAAGCTCACGTCCGTGTTGGCCTGGTCCGAGATCGGCTCCACCACAATGGCCGGCGACTCGCCGCGTGTGATCGGCTCCACCCTGCTGCGGTAGATGCGCGTGCTGACGCCTGTCGTACCAGCCAGTGATGAGGCAATAGTGGCCAGGATGCTCTCGCGGCGTGTTGTCATGGCTTAAGCGCTGGCGACTTGGGTGACTGTGCAGATGATGCCCGGAATCGCCGGATGCGTGGCATTGCCAGCTTCGGCGTGGATGTAGGCGTTGAGATTGGTTGCCGCCCACATCAATTCGATGTAGTCATTAGCGGCCAGCTCCATCACGAAGTTGACGGTGCCAATCACGTTGCCATCAGTGCTGCCATGCCGCGCGATGATACTGAAGCGGCTATCTGAATCTGCTACATCACCGCTGCTGCCGCTGTTATTCTTGCGCAGCCATACGTTGATGTCATGGATGCTGTTATCGCTATTGGTGAACTGGATAGAGAATGTAATGCTATAGATGCCGGGATACAGCACCGTGATGCGATTGTTTGACGCAATCGCAACACCGTAATTGGCAAGATCGCCAGAGCGTAGAAAGATCGCAGTTGGCGTGTTGATCGTCGCCACATATTGCGATGTGGAATCCCAGAAGCTGCCCCAATAGCCAGGGCAGCCGTGATACGGCAGATCATTCCATCGCTGCGCGCCATTGCCGATCTTGATATTGCCGGTGTCTGATTCGCGGCCAAACTCACCAGCCAGCAGGATCGGATTGCCTGCAGTCCAGGCCGCGCGAGTGTTGCTGCGAATCGGTGCGCTCATCAGTCGTGTGCCTTGATCATCACGTAGCCAGCGGTGACGCCTGAGCCGGCGGTGCTCACCCTGACGCGCATCAGCGCAGCGTTGATGTCCACCACTGTCAGCTGCACCGTGGAGCTGGCCACAGCGGTGAGCGGGGTGCCGATTGCGTACCAGCTGGCGCCGTTGTCGTCGGAGCCCTCCATCTGCAGCGCTGGTGCCGTGGTGGTGATTGCGCCGACGTTGACCACCAGCTGGGCGCGGTTGCCTGCGTCCCTGGTATCGAGGCTTGGCGTGGTGCTGTTGAGCGTGGTCAGCACGATCGAGCGGTCGATCAGCTGGCGCACGGCTTCGGAGCTGTTGCTGTTCTGCAGACGGTTGATCGCCCTGGTGAAGCTCGGGCTGCCGCCGCCCACGGTTTGCACATAGCGCACCCGGTTGCCGACAATCCTGATCAGCGGTGAGCGGTAGATGCCTGTGCCCGTAATCCTCGGGAAGTCGTAGACCTTGAACCAGTTTGTGCCCGAATCGTCAGATTCTTCAATCGCCACGTCCAGCGTTGGCGTGGTGCCACTGACTGCAGTGACCGGGATGCTGACGCTGTAGCTGGTGCCAAACGTCGGGGTGAATGCCGCCGTGGTCGTGGTTGTTGTCAGCGCAGCGGAGGCCACATCCGCGACGATGCCCGGCAGCGCCAGGTTGGCAGCGGTGACGGCTGCAACGGTGCCGGTGCCGATGTTGGCGGTGACGGTGCCGCTCACCGGTTGGGTGCCCAACGCACCGCCCAGCACCTGCACCGGCAGCGCATGGCTACCAACAGGATCGCTACTCGCTACACGGATCTTCTGCCGTCCCTGATCCTCAATCTGAATAAATCTGGTCGTCAGTGTGGTGGTACTGGCCGGCGCAGTGCTGCCGTTCTGCACCACGATGAACAGGTACAACACCGTCTCAGGATCGGGGACGTTCTCGATCCTGCTGGCTCGGTTTGTCCACTGATAGCCGGTGTTACTGGCCACCAGCGCATCAGAGAATGCGGCCGTGAATACGTCGAAGTTGATCTGCCCAACATGGCCAGGCGATGCAGTGGTGTTGATCGTGGCGGTGGTGTTGCCGCTGTTCCAGCCGCGGCGCTGTGCGTCGAAGCTGGCATTGGTCGCAGTGGTGCCGCTGTACTCCAGCTGGATGTGATTCCAGCCGTACAGGGTCAGGGTGCCGCTACCGGATGCCGGCCACGCTGCAACGGTGAAGGTGACTGTGAGCCCTGAGACGCTGGCAATCGCATAGCGGCCTGGGATGCCAGCGGCGCCAGTGATCCGCGACAGTCGCACGCTCTGGCCGACATTGGCCGCTGTGAACGGGTTGGTAGTGGGGAAAGTGACCGTGACGCTGGTGGCGCTGTTGATTGCGTAGGACAGCGCCTCGCCAATGAGATCGGCCAGCTCAAACCTGAATGTCTGGTTGGCGATCCTCTGAGACAGGATCACCTTCAGGCGTGCCAGCAATGAGCCTGAGAACGTATCAATCGAGCGGATCACCGTTTCGCTGTTAGCGGTGGTGCCGGTCGTGATGACAAGGTTCCCGCTCGACTGGTTCACCGTCATGCCGCTGCCCGTCTGCAGCAGGGTGAACTCCTCAGCCGCTTTGCCGACGATCCCGCTGCCGACTTCAGTAAAGCCCGCACGCATGAATGCCGGGGCGCTGTTGGTGACCGGCACAGGCGAGGCCCGCAGCTCGGTGTCTGTCAGTCCGCCACCGCCAGCCGGCAACACCACCGGCAGCCGGCCGCTGTCCAGCGCTGGAAGCTTCCCGTTCACTGCTGCCAGCGTCGTCTCTGTTGCGGCGCCAGTCGGGAGCGGTAGGGCGCTGGCGCTCACCGGCTGCGTGGCCTGCCAGAAGGTGCCAGACACCGGCACTGCTGTAGCTCGCAGCTCGGTGTCAGTCAGCGGGCCAGAGACTGCAGCAGTGCCTGTGATCGACACGCTGCCGCTGATCGGCTGAGTCGCCTGCCAGAACGTACCGCTTACGGGAACCGCTGCAGCTCGCAGCTGTGTATCAGTCAGCGGTCCTGACACCGGCTGCGTGGCTTGCCAAAATGTGCCCGACACAGGCACAGCGGTGGCGCGGAGCTGCGTATCAGTCAGCGGGCCTGAGACCGGCTGAGTTGCCTGCCAGAAGGTGCCGCTCACCGGTTGCGTGACGCCACTGCCATCCACCGGCAGGCGGCCGCTCACCAGGGCCGGCACCTTGCCATCGATGCTGCTCAGGCTGCTGTTGCCGGTCGCCTGATTCGCGGCTGTGGCAACACCGCTCACGCTCACCGGAACGGGTGATGCGCGCAGCTGGGTATCCGTCAGTCCACCACCGCCGCCGCCGGCAGCAGGATCGTCAACAAACACCTGCAGCCGGTCCGCAGCGCTCATTGACTGCGTGCTGAACTCAAGCGTCAGCGTCGTGTTGCCACCGCCGGTGGTCAGCACCGCGCCCTTCGATGGCACGTTGAACTGATACAGGATCGTGCCGCTGGTCACGTTCGTGATCAGCAGGAACTGCTCCAGCGTGTAACTGCCAGGCACCACCACGGTGCCGGCATTGGCGGCGCCTGGTGTGAAGGTGTAAGTGGACAGGAGAGTCTTGGCCATCAGCTCAGTGCCACCGCTACCGCTGTTCCATTATCGTCCTGTCCATCCACCCAGTTTGCGCCATCATTCACCAGCACATCGCCAGCCTGTGCGCCAGCCACGTCAACATCGGCAAGGTCGCCAAGCCCGAACTGTCGTGGATCCTGGCCGACTGCCGAGCTTTCCGGCGCAACTCGCATCAACATTAATTCGGTGAATTCGCCATCGTCAATCTTCATGGCATCACGCACCTGATAGTTGATACCATCTACGGTCACGGCTGCGCCATAGATCAATCCGCCAAATTCAGAAGTCTTTGCTGTCAGCCTGTAGTCAGTGGTGATGATCATTTCACCAGCAACCACTTGACCAGGCATGTCAAGGATGCCAAGGCCGGTAACGGCGCCACTGGTAACAGTGACGCCGAAATCGGCCAGGAACAGAGATAAGTCCTCTGTTAGCGACATCAGCCGTACTTCTTCAGGCCGAAGCCGAAGCAGGTAACAGCGCTGGAAGCGGTGCCCGTCTCAGCCGTGCAGCTAAGGCGGATGTAACGCTTCAGGTCGTCGTGGTTGAGCGTCTTCACCTCCTTGTAGGCAGCGTTGCCGATCGCAGTGAAGGTGCCGCCGGTCACAGCAGTGAAGGTGCTGTTGTCGGAAGATTCCTCAATGCGGAACGTCAGATCAGCGGAGGCGCCAGCAGCGGTGCCGGCCAGGATGATCTGAATGTCGCCGTCGTACTCAAGGAGATCGACGCCGGTCTGGTTGCCGGTGGCGGTGATGGTGGTAGTAGCCAGCAGCGTGAAATGCTGCAGCTTCTCAAGTGTCTGTTGGAAGATTGCCATTGGTCCTCTTGCGGGATGGTTTGCGGAAAGGCTGCGGGCAAACTGCCGGGGCCGGCTCCACAATCGGAGCCGGCTGCGCTTTGCCCATGTTGATCAGGGCGATGGCGTCCGATTGCTCGGTATCAACCACCTGCCCTGCCTTGACAGCCACGCCCCTGATGGACGTGTCCTTAAGGATTTGAATCAACATCAGAGAGTGTCGTTGCCGCGGCAGAAGCCTTCAGGGTGACGGACCGCAAAGTCCACATCCTGCAGAGCTACCACGCGCACGGTGCCGCTGGTGCTGTGGGTGTACGGATCCACGGTCAGATCCAGGCCACTCCACATCGCCATGATCAGCTGGCTCCACACCGCAAAGAAGATGTCGCCAGACTCAACCTGATTGCTGACGACGGCGCTGTAACCGTTGACGGTGCCGCCAGGCTCGAACACATAGGCGCCTGTATCGGTACCTTTGTCCTTGGTCTTCAGGTTGCCGCGCATGGTGGCATTCATCAGGTATGCCATGGCGCCGATGTCGGCGTTGTCTGCGGCGATCTTGGATTCCATGCTCACCACCTCGGTATAGGTCGGGGTGGCGGCACCGAAGTTCTCGGTGTTGATGCCAGTGGTGAGCTTGATGCCAAGCGGCTGGCTGCTGTTGCCCAGGCCGTAGAGGCCCACGCGGTCGATCTCAAGTGCCAGCACAGTGGCGAGATCCTGGCGGATCATCTGCTCCACGTCGATGCTGGCCTGCAGCATCAGGCGGCGGCTGTAGTCGGTGAAAGCGCCTACGGTTTTTGGCGAAAGGTTCACCTGATCCACCGTCTGCTGGGACTCGGTAGGCGAGCCCGATTCAGCCACCCAGTATGCGGTCGCTGCAGCGGTTTGGCGCGGGATTGCCACGTTGCCGGTCAGTCCGGTCAGGCTGGTGACGCCAAGGCCGGCCAGTGCCGAGCGGTTGCGCAGCAGTTCGATGAAGCTGCCGGGGCGGAAGTCAGTGCCGACCAGATCGCCAGCGCCGGATGCGGTGCCAACAGTCAGGTCACGGCGCAGCACCTCGCTCGGCACCATGATGCCCTGAGCAACCTTGCCAGCGCGTGCAGCGGCAGCCTCGGAGCACTCGCGCTCGAAGGCCGCGGCCTCCTGCAGCTTGCGGTCGCCAGGGTTGGCGAGTGCATTGATCGCACGCTGGAAGCTGAACTCACGGGTTTCCTTGGCGCTGAGGCCAATGTCGCCAGCGGATTCGCTGACAGGCTGCGCCTTGCTGCCAAGTTGATCAAGCACAGCAGCGCGGGCCTCATCAAGGCTGCGGCCGGATTCGATCAGCTGGCGGCCAAGGTCGGCAAGGCCGTGCTTCTCGGTGATAGCAGTGATGCCAGAGATGCGGGTGCGCTCAGCCTTGGCAGCCTCTGAAGCCGCTTCAGCCCGCACCGCCATCAGATCGGTGGTGGTGTCTTCCATGTCGGTAGAAGTTGGGACAAGTGATGCGGCTGTGGCCGCGACCGGAGCATCCATTGAACGCCCTACTCCGATTGTAGGGTCGGCAGGAATTGACACTAGCGATAGCTCGTGCGCGCTCCATCGCGTCACGATGAAGTCTTCGCCGCGCTGCTCCATATCGTTGATCGCATAGCCGAAGCTCACATTGCGCAGCACGCCATCACGAACGTCATTCATCACCTCCTGCGCAAATGGATTGCGGCTCATGCGCACGCGTGCGTAGCCGCGCTTCTGGTCTTCATCCACCCATGCGCGCTCAACCACGCCGATCAGCTTGTCGGGGTCATGGTTGAACAGCAGCGGCGCGCCATCGTTCAGCCGCGCAAGGTCTACGGCCTCGCGGGTGTGGGCCAGGATCTCATTGCCGAAGTAACGCGCAACGGGATACTCACTTGAAAATGGGAACTCAAGCGTGCGGTCATCTTCTGCGATCTGCGCTGAACGCGTGAATGACACCGGTTCCGAGCGCTGCATACGCTCACCGGTCGCTACCTCGAACAGGATCTCCCGCATGTCATTGTCGCTCAACCATTGCCGGGCCTCGTCAGCGCTGAACCGCGCTGCATCGAAGCGAATGGCCTGCAGCTCGGTATTGCCATCCTTGATCCCATAGATGAAGTCAACGCCGGGGCCGCCTTCATCATTCACGCGCCGGATCTCATCGTATTGATCAGGATCGGTCAATCGCGCCGCGTGCTCATTGGGATACGGTCGTTCCATTGTGCGATCTTGCAGTGCCTTAATCCTATCGGCCTTTGATGTAGACCAACTCTGACCAGCATCGCCGCCCCATGCCGCCCATGCCACACGGCCCGGCGATGGGTAGCCGTCTTCACCTTGGCTGAAGCCCTGCCCTTGCTTGTCCACCTCATGTCGCGCAAACCAAGCGGCCATGGTGATCACAGTGTCGGGTGACAGCTCATCACCGCTAAGGATCTGCGATGCCCTGGTGGCTGCCACGTCAGTGCCGCCCTGCTCGCCATCGGCCTTCCATGCGCGGTAGCGCTCAGCCTCCTCGCGCATTCCAGCGGTTGGCATCAGGTTGATCTCGGTGCCGTTGACGTTGGCCATTAGATGCCCTGCTCCGGCGCTGCGTTCGCTTCTGGTGCGTATGGGTCTTGCGGAATGATTGAGCCCGGTGGCCGCGCTTGCGTAAGGCCAGCGCCGCTCACCTTGCCAGGATCAATGTCAAGCACAAGGCCATGCTTCTCCGCCAGCAAGCGCTCGGATTCAAGCTGCACGAAGATCTCCTCAAGATCCCCGCCCTGCTCTGCAACCACCTCGCCCAGCGTCTTGAAGCCGCATCGCACAGCCTCCTTATATGCGGCCACCTCCTTGGCAGGATCAACCCATGCCCAGCCGCGCGGCATCCAACGCGCAGCCTTGAAGCGCTCGGGCGCCAGCTCGTAGCCGGGCAGCGATAGCGCATTGCTCAGCACTGCCAGCTCAATCCACTCGTGGAACACGCGGCGATGGAAGTTCTCGATCATCCACGATTGCAGAATCCGCCAATGGTCGCGGTCTTCGATCAGGCTCAACCGGCTGCTGCTGTAGTTGGTTTGACTGAAGTCACGTGAGATCGTCTCGTAGCTGCAACCGATGCCTGCAGCCATGGCGCGCAGCATCGCGCGCAGGAACGGCTCGAACTGGCCATCGGGGCTATCCAGGCTCGGCACGGTAACCGATTCGCCGGGATTCAGATACTTGAAGACCCCGGGCTCGAAGTTTGAAACGCGCTCGCCGTCCATCACGTCATCACCAATCAACTCGCCCTCGGGACTGGTGATGAATCCCATGAGCGCGCTGCTGGCCCGTGCTCGCACCACCTCGGCCTGCTCGTAGCCCGCCAGGTGGTGCAGTCGCTGGATTGCGCTGGCGAACCATGTAACGCCTCTCGTCTGGCCCGGACGCTCGGCGCGGTAGAGGTGAATGATCTCCTCGGCCGGGATGCGCTTGTGGCGCTGCGTGCTGATTTGCTGGTTGCTGAACTGGTAATCGCCCGGGTGATACGCCAGGAAGTGGTACGCGATCGGCCTGCCCCAGCCGTCAACCTCCACGCCCATGCGGATCTCGTTGCCCTGCTGGCTGCGGCCGTTCAGTCCATCATCCAGTTGATCCGCCTCTATCACCTCCATCGCCAATGGCACAGTGCTGCCACCAAAGCTCTGCCGCACAAGTCGGACAAACACCTCGCCGCTCTCGGCGCAGGCGCGGATCACTAGCCGTTCAATGTCGGCAAAGCTCAGCTTGCCGCCGGTGTGGCAATGCCGCGCAGTTGTCCACTGCCGCCATGCCGCCTCAATCGCATCGTTGACCTGCGTATCAAGCCTGCCGCCGCGCTGCATCCGCACCTGCGACTGGAACGGGATGCCCTGCCCGATCACGTTGCCTTCAATCGCGCGCAATGCCTGCCGCGCGTAGTCATTGTCCCTGCACAACTGCCGCGCGCGATCGCGCAGCTTCTGCGCACTGCCGTAGATCTCGCTGTCGGCGCTGGTGTTACCTGTCACCCAGTCCGCAGTCAGCCTGCTGAACTGCGCGCCTTGGTACATCCGCCGCCGCGGTGCTGATGGTGCCGCCTGTTGCCTGCGCTTCTTGGCCATCAGCTGAACCTCACGAATAGGTTGTGGGGGTTGCCCAGACCATTGGCCGCCAGGTCGGCAGCCTGCTCACGCTTCACGTCGGATTTGAGCTTGGCCTCCAGCTGCAGCAGCTCCGTTAGCGGCAGCTTCTTCAGCCGCCTGCTGCCGATGGTGTATTCAGCAACAGCGCCGCCAGACACCATCGCGCGGATCGCAGCTTGCACTGCATCGAGATCCTGCTGCGCCTGGCTGCGGCCATCAAACGCGCCTGGCGCGCCGACATAGTTCAACGCCGCCAGCACCTCAAGCTGGCCAGCGCCGAGTGTCAGCTTCTCGCTGCCGGCAGTTGCAATCGCCTGCCAGTACCACTGCCCTGCGTCGAAGCCAGCACTCGTGGCCGCGGCAATGGTCAGCTCCCAGCCTTGGCCGTATGCAGTGCCGGTGATCGTTGCGCCTTCGCTTGCGGTATTGGTGCGCAGGTAATACGTCAACGTCCAAGTGCTGCTAGTAACGGCAGCGCCAAACGCATCCACGCTGGCATCATCCCGCCATTTCACCGTGTCACCGGCTCGAATTGTCGCAGGGATGTTCACCGTTACCAGTTGCTAAGGAAGGCCGAACCAGCCTTAGCTGATCTTAGCGATGGCTTAGCGCGTGCTTCTGCTGGCTTGTCGAGTTGATCCCATATCGTCTTTCGGTCGTAGCGCGTGTAGAGATGGCACAGCGCGGCATAGGCATAGACAAGGCAGTCCAGCGCCTCATTCCGCGCTGATGGCTTCTTGACCCATTCGCGCACCGGGAATCCTGAGCGGTTGTATCGCAGCACCTGCTTCTCAGCGGTCAACTGCTCGAAGTAGTCAACCGTTGCATCCATGTGGAAGTGCAGGTAGCCGGGCCCAGGCTCGCTATGCCTGATCCGGCCGAACAGCGTGGTCTTGATCGTGTCGCTGCCGACCGGGTGCACCACCGCGCCGCGCTTCATGGTCTGGCCCTTGGCGTTGAGATCCACCTTGCTGCCCTTGCCGATTGGTGGCTTGCCGCGCTGGCTGGCGCCTTTGATCGCAATCACGCCCTGCCTGCCGCGCTCGCGTGCGTACTGGTAAACCTCAGCCGTGAAGTGGCCGCCGCTGTCGATCGCCACCACATGCGGTCGGATGCCATGGCCCTGCGCGTGCGGCCACTCGCGCAGCACCAGTTGATCCAGCTGCTTCCAGAGGTCTGCGCGGCTTGGGTCGCCGTGGATCTCCTGGTGATCCAGCAGCCAGCCTTCCTCGTCGCGCCCCCATGCCCAGACGCTGATCGCCAGGCGGTTGTCCTGCACGTCAACGCCAACCGTGACAGCCGACGCGCCATCTGGCACAGTGCCGGGTTTGTAATGCTCGCAGCGCTCCATCAATCCAGTGGCGCTCACCTTGCTGGCGTAGTCCTCTGCGAACGTCTCAGCCAGTCGCGTATTGACGAAGCTCTTGAGCATCGGCGCATCAGCCTTGCTGCGCATGAACTCGTCAACCATGTCGCCCCAGCTCAGCCAGCCGAGCGGTGAATAGAGTCCACTCAGCTGAAACCCAGCAGTCTTACCGCCATCGCCAGGCGCAGTGGCGCGCCATTCACCACCACGCAGTAGGGCAGGCTTGTGCAGTTCCCCGAATCGCTCTTTGCACGCCTCGCATTCGTACGCCGCGCTGCTCGGATCATCCTTCTCCCACTTGAGCTGCGACCACTTCAACCATTGCATCGCGCCGCAACTTGGGCATGGCACAAAGTAACGGCGCTGATCACTGCGTTCATACTCCGCCTCGATACGACTGAAGTCCTTGATGGTCGGCGTACTGGTCAGCAGGATCTTGCGCCGCGCGAACGTCGTCGCTCGTTTCTCGGCCAAGCTGACCGGATCGCCCTCGCCGTCAACGTCCAGCGGGAAAGCGTCCACCTCATCGAGGAAGATGTAGCGGCACGGCGTCGATCGCAGCCCAGTGGCTGAGTTACTGCCGGTCAACAGCAGCATTCCACCTGGAAACTCCTTGCTGAACATCGTGTTACCACTGTCCCTGCTGCGGCTTGGCGCGATCCGCTCTGCCAGTACCGGCGTGTCGGTGATCATGCTCTCAAGGCGCTGCTTGCTCAGGCGTTTGGCCATCTCAACCGTGGGCTGCACCGCCAGCAGTGGGCCCGGTGCATGATGGATGACATAGCCGAGCCAGTTGCTGCCGGCTTCGGTCTTGCCGGTCTGCGCGGCGAACATCATCACCACGCGCTGCACGGTGCTGCCAGTGCTCAGGCAGTCCATCGGTTCGCGCAGGTATGGCGTCCTGCTGGTGCGCCATGGCCCCGGCTCTGCGCTGGCCTTGCTGCTCAGCATCCGGTACTGATCGGCCCATTCGCTGACCGTCAGCTGCGCGTCAGGTCGCAGGCCATCGAGGAATCCGCCGCGGTATGCGTTCATTCGCTCAGCTCCGACAATGCCGCGCGGTGCTCTTGGCTGAGCAGTTCATGGATCACCACCGGATCCGTCTCGCCCGCCAGCTGATGGCTGAGTCGGTCCGCTAGGTTGGCCAGTGCTTCGCGGATGCTGCGCCCCAGCGCAAACGCCTCTTTCTTCACCTCATCGGCGCTGATCAGCTCGCGGCGTTGCTGGCTCACCTGCAGCTTGGCCAGCTCAGCCTGATAGTGCTCACGCCTTGCGCGGCTTTCATTCAGATCCGGGATCTCATCATCCGGCAGCGCCTCCACCCGGCGCTTCAGCTCGCGTGGTGTTGGATCCGCCGGTGGTGACACCTTGCTATTGGCTGTGGCTCTGGTGTTCTTGTTCCACAGCTCCAGCGCCAGATCACGGTCCAGCCATCGTTGACCGTCCTTGTCAACGATGGCAGCAGCGATGCGGCTTTTGCTGGCGTGGGTAACCGCACCTTTCGTGCAGCCCTTCAAGATCGCAAACTCAGCAAAGCTGACCAGCACGGGTAGTTTAATCACTAAACCGATGCTAAACCCTCGCTAAACCGCCTGCCGTAGCTGTGCTGAGATCCCTTGCGGCGCAACGGTTTAGGCGGTTTGGCGTCTGGCGCTAGTTAAATGGCGAGATTTGAACTTACC